CGCCCAGTCGTTGGCGTCGGTCCAATCCGGCACGGTGATCACGTCCCCCGGCTGGCCCTGCTGCATGTTCTGGGTGAAGATGTTTGTGGCGCGCTCCATCTGCGGGTAGAGGATCTGGTAAGCCGCCAGGCGCAGCGCGCGGGGGACCAGCAGGTAGCGCGGGTCGATGGCGAGCTTGGGCGCCGCCTGCCCGGAAGCCACCAGCAAGTTCTGGTTGTAGACCGATTTGCAGGCGTTTTCCCACTCAACCGAGGAGAGCGCGGTCGTCCCGAGGTTGGCGTGGCTGGCGTGGAATACGTTCACACCATCCGCCATCTGCGGCCCGGCGCCGGCGTTCGCGCTGAAGATCCCGGCGATCGCCCCAGAGAGCGAGCGGATCGCCGCGGTGGTCATCTTGCGCGGGTAGCTCTTGAGCTTGCCCAGGTTGTCCCGGTCGATCAGCTCCATGGTGAGCGGCAGGTAGCCGCCGTACTTGGTCCAGTTGCCCACCTCGGCCACGTCGGCGACGGGCAGCTCGGCGTATTCCGCGCCCTCGGCCACGGACGGCAGGCTGCCGATTTCACTGACGAATGTCCCGGTGATCTGGTTGAGGTTGTCGAAGTGCTCCACGCGCACGATCGGCCGCCACCAGGTGTACCCGGCCTGGCCGAGCAGGTTCGCCTGGTCCTTGATGATCTTGTTCATCGCGTTCTTGATCAGGTTGGGCATGGTGGCGGTGGTGGCGAAACGCGCCTGGTCCTTGTAATAGCCCCCGGTCAGGCTGGTGTCGCCGGTGAGACCGACGTACAGCTCGCGGATGCCGCTCAGCCGCTCGACCCGCGCGTTCTTCATGGACTCATCGCGCGGCGCCTCAAACAGGTCGTCGACGGCGGCCTGCAGGCGCTCCTCGCCAGTGACCATGCCAGTGATGGCAGCGCTACCCGGCCCCTGGATGATCCCCGGCGCCTGCAGCGCGCCGACCAATGCGCGCGCACTCTCGATCTCCCGCGCCACCTCATCCGCGCCAAAGTCATCGCGCCCATCGAACCGCGCCCTGACCGCCTCTGCCGCCGCCTTGGGCAACCTGGCTCCTTCCAGAGCCAATCCAAGCAGCCCGCTCATACCTTCATGCATTTTTTCATCCTTCATCCTTCCTCCTTCATCCTTCTGATTAATTGCTTTGATGAACATGCCGCCTCGTGCGGGGTTGAAGACCAGGTCCAGCGAGATGACCCGCAGGATCTGGCGCACCTCGCGGCCCTTGGCGGTGAACAGCACGTCGGCTGAGAAGCCCAGGCGCGGCTTTGGCCCGCTCTCCGCCAGCCACTCGCGCGCGATCGACGCGAGCATCGGCCCGCTCGGCCCGGCGGCTTTGAGCTGCAGCTTGACGCCGGTCCGCGCCGCGTCCCAGGCGGGGCTGGAGCAGACGCCCGCCAGGTCCTTGACCGAGCGCCCCGACCACAGGCTGCCGTGGTCGATGAACGTCTCGACGCCGTCCCACAGGGAGAGTGACTCCTGCAGGACCGTCTCGCCGAACTTCCAGCCGTTGCCCTCCCCGGCGGTGATCGCGACGATCTCAAAGACCCCGCGCTCCGCGGCCTCCCCCGCCGGGGAAAGCTCCCCCGCCAGCTGGATATTCACTCGCTGCTCGTTTTCGTCATCGGTCATATGGTTTTCCCTCCTTTTTTTCCTTCTAATCCATAACATTTTGAAAATTGACGGGTTTGCCTAAAGACCCCTCACCCTAACTCTCTCCCGGAGGGAGAGGGGACAAGAACGGAGGTTCGTTCTTGTAAACATTGCCGCTCAATTAAGCTGGCTTAGCAAATCTTCGCGTCCTCTTTCCCCTCTCCCCCCGGGAGAGGGCTAGGGTGAGGGGTCTTTTTCTTCGTCTTTCTTCATCCTTCATCCTTCATCCTTGCTCTTTCGCTTCCCCTGTGATCGGGTCCACCTTGACCCCGGCTGGCCGATTAGGACGGGATGAGGAGTCCGCGTTCTTCTTCATCACCTCCGGGGCGGCGGCGCCGCGTTTGAGGATCTCCTCGACGTCGCCCACCTCGCCGGCGAATTTGTAGATGACGCGCAGCAGCTCGGCGTCGTCGATCAGACCGCGGTCGCGCAAATCGCAAAAAGCTGCGACGACCGTGGTGGCTGCTACAGCCAGCGAGGCGTTGTCGCGCCCGCTGATATCCGCGCCGCGCACTGCGACCGGCGCCTCCGCCTGGACGGTGCGCGCCGCCATCGACCGCCGGCGCACGACCGCGCGCAGCAGGTCGGCGATCAGCCCGGTGAAAAAGACCTGGCGCTGCTCGAAATGGCGGAAGGTCGGCCCGCCGGCGCTCTCGGCGGTGGTGCGCGTGGCGCTCTCCGGCTCGGCCAGGAAGTGCAGCGGGATGCCCGAGCCCGCGGCGATCATCTTTTTGAGCGCCAGCCCGTCGGTGTTGGCCTCGGCGCTGTCGAGCTGCGGGTTGATCACGCTCCACTCCTCGCTGTCGTCGCTGACCAGGATCGAGCCGGGCGAAGGCGGGGCAGCATTCAAAGCCGCCTGGCGCGCGGAGCGCTCGGTCTCACTGGCAAAGCGCGCCTTGACCACGAACAAAAAGGTCTGGCGGAAACGGTTGAGCCGGGCGCGGTCTTCCAGCCAGGCCGAATAGCGCGCCAGCCAGCGCAGCAGCGGCGCCAGGTCGCTCTCGCCGCGCACTGCACCCGCCGGGCGGTTGATCGCGTAATGCAGCACCACCGTGCGATAAGCGCCATCCGCGTCCGGCTCGTCGCTCGCGGGGTCGTAGGCGGGCCAGGTGCGCTCCTCGCGCCATGCGGTCTCGCCCGGACCGGCGCTCCGGCTGTCGAAGCACGCTTTCTGCACGTAGGCCAGCTCCTGGGAGACGTCGTTCTCCGCGGTCTGCACGCGTTCGACCTCGATCGCCGGCAGCGGGCGCACGTAGCTCATCCCGGAAGCGTCGGTGGAGAGGATCAGGAAGAGCTCGCCCGAGCGGGTCAGCTCGTCGCACAGCTCGAAGATGCGCATGGGCATCTGGTTGAGCGGGTGGTTCCAGAACTGCTTGAGGAATTTGTCCGTGCCCGCGTGGCGGCTTTCGATGGTCAGCCCCGCGCCGACCACGTACTGGGTGGTCAGCTCGACGATGCGCCGCGCCAGGGGGTTGACCCGCCAGGCTTCGAGTGCCTGGCGCAGGATCTCCTCGCGGTCGTAGTCGAAGCGGTCGCGTGCGTCCGTCCCGCCGCCGCGCTCGTAGAACCCATCCGCGCCGGTCAGGATGAAGCGCACCCGCTGATCGATCTCATCCTGGAACAGTCCGCGCAGTGCGCGCGTCACAAAATTCCCCGCCATAGTCCCTCCTCAAAATTGATGATCTTCAATCATTGGTTTCCCCTCACCCTAACCCTCTCCCGGAGGGAGAGGGAAAAGAGGACTTAAGGAATTACATTTCCTTCAATCTCAATAGACAGCCTCTATTGGAACAAACCCTGGTTCTTGTCCCCTCTCCCCCCGGGAGAGGGTTAGGGTGAGGGAGTTCTTGCTTTTTTTCATCCTTCATCCTTCAGCCTTCATCCTTCTCTTAGAATCCTTCGCGTTCCATCTCTTGCAGCGGATCCTGGCGAGGGATAATCGCCGTCTTGCCCGGCAGGGGCCAATTCTGGTCGTCGAGGACGGCGCAGAGCGCGGCGGAGAGCAGCAGATCGTCGTGGACCAGATCCCCTGTGGCGGGGTCGCGCAGCGTATCGGGGACGCCCCAGTGCATCCTGCGCTCCGGTCCGGGAACGATCTCGGACTGGCAGTATTCCACCTGCATCCAGAACAGCTCGGCCTCATCCCCCGGGCGGGCCTGGTAGTCCTTGAAGCGCCCGGTCTCGCAGATAGCCAGGAACTTCCAGCCCAGGTCGGACTTGCTGCGCGTATTGAACTCAAAGGGCAGCACCCGCCCGGGGAGGGCTTTGGCCAGGAAGGAGGCCAGCCCCGCGCCGACCCCGGTCGCGTCGATGACCAGGTGGGCCGGACGCCAGCTCTCCGCCAGGCTGAGGAGCTGCTGGTAGAGCGCGGTGTGTTTTACCCCCGTCCACAGCCGCCGGTCGACCACGCGATAGGTGGGCGCCTTGATCAGCGGGTCGGCTAATGTGCTTAGATCGACATCAATGATCGTCAGTGCCGTGCTATCGCGGCGAGGATTCAGCATTGCTTCATCTTTCATCCTTCCGCCTTCATCCTTGCTTGCCTCGTCTTCTCCGGCAACATCGATCAGGAATGCGTATGCTTTGCCGTTTTCTGGCAGCCTCTGCCGCGGATGCATTCCGCGCATCAGCGCCCGGCGGGCCGGCGGGAACATCCCGCACTCCGCGTCGATCTCCTCACTGTAGAACTGGCTTTTGACCATGGGATGGCTGCGGCCGAGCCGGGCAACCT